CTTAAAATAATTTTTATTTTGTTTAGTACACATCCGCGTAAGATACAGTGACCTGGTCAGATACAGTTATACTCCCAACGCTATACGAGCGTGAATAACTCTGAATCCAACAATCAATGTAAGTTTCCATATAGTATTCTTCTTTACTACCTTCACGGCGTGTCTTAACCTGAATTTCCAAAGGAACTCTTTGGTCTTTCAAAGTTTTAAATACCAAGCGTGTATTTGTTTTATGTCCATCAGGCATATTTACATGGGTTGCTTTATCCCAATTTGCTGAATCTGTACCATCAGGATTATCATATACTTTTGTTCCCAATTCATTAAATGGAACACCACTTGTGGTCAAACCTAAAGCATTCCAAATACTTGATTCATAAAGAGCAATACGAGTAATATTCAATGTACCGCCATCAGTATTTGCAGGAACAGCCTGAACAACACCTTCCCAACCAATAGCCTGTAATTTTTGAACCTGACGAGATTCATTTACAGTAAAGCTCTGAATCATACCAACAGTACAACCATTTGCCATTACGAAAATGTTTGTGGAAGTAGTTGCCGCAACGTTATCGTATGGGTCATTTGGTTTCATTGTATTGTTGGCTACACGAATATCATTTCGAGTAGCACGGTGAGTATTTGTAGAGGTGTTCTGACCAAAGTTATTAAAATGTTTAGTTGCATCATAAGCCATAAGTCTAATTCACCTCTCCTTATTCTTCTACATTTGTATATGAAGAATATACATCACTGTACTGAATTGTTGCTGATTCAGTAACAGTAATATCATTTGTAACGATTGATTTACTGTACTGTGACAACCAACAATCAATATATGTTTCAATGTAATACGCACTAGCACCCATATCAGGCATACGCATTTTTACCTGTAATTCAAGTGGTACACGCTGTTCTTTCAATGTTTTGAAAGGATTACCAAGTGTATTAGTTGTTGCACTATATGTTGTAGCATCATTATTAACTTGGTCTTCTGTTTTAGCGAATTTACCTGTTGGGGTCAAACCTAAAGCATTATACAAGTTGCCATTAAAGATTGCAAAACGAGAAATAGCAATCTGACCACCATTAGTATTACCTGGAACTGACTGAACTACACCTTCAGTACCTAATTCCTGTACCTTCTTGATAGTTCTCTGTTCTGATGGAGTGAATGACTGTACAAAGCCAAGTCTCATACCATTAGAATAAACCTCAATGTTCGTACTTGTAATAGGCAACGTAGAACTATTATCGGTAATTTCAGGCATACCTGTGGCACGTTGAGTATGCAAAAATTTATTTGTGTCAGAAGTATAAGCGGCGCTTGTACCTGTTACAATTGCCATTGAATTCACCTACCTGTTATTATCATCATGGCAATTAGGTAAATTTACCTAATTGCCACAACAATATATTTTCAAAAAATTAACTAACTATTACGCACCTGTTGAACTAAAGCCAAAGCTAATAGTAATATAATTGAGTGGGTAAACAGCTTCGATTTCGAAATTAACAAGAACTTCTCGTGGGTCATCAGGACTATCCTTAACAGTTGGGCCTGAGTAACCAAGAATAATTTCCTGTGATACGAACTGACTCAAAATACTATTAATAGTATATTTGATATTGGATTTCGCAGAAGGAAGATTTTTAATACCAACATACATTTCATCACAAGTTTTACGAACCTGCGCAATAACATAGTCCTTAATCTGAATGAGTGTAATTTCTGTTGTATTAATTTCATCATCCTTAGTAGTAATACCGTGACGAACACGCAAACCGCTTGATTTTTCTTCAATTACACAGCAACCTGATTCAGCCAAAGCATTCTTTTCAATTTCACGATAACTATCAACCAAACCTGTGAAACCGCAACCAATTTTCTTACGAGTAAGTGGTTCAGCTACATCATGAGTAAATGCTACTGTTGCAACACCAAGTGCCAAGTAGCAACCAGGAAGTGTACGAGTATTAATACGACCTGTCTGAATATTCTTAACATCATATTTAACTCGACCAGGAGCTACATAAACAACACGTTCATCAGAATATGCTTCTGCCTGCTGTTTCATACCAAGAGACTTATCAGCAGCGGTAGCATTTTTATTAATTGGCTGACCTGCATAAGCAGAAAGATAAACCATACGTTCATGACGACCACTTTCAGCAGACATACTATTAACGTGAGTCTGACAATATGCACCTACGCTTGGAGAAGTTGTAAGAGGAACAATGGCGTTGACATTTTCCGCACCTGCAACATCTTTTGTAAGCTTATCAATTGCCGCTTTCATTTCGTAATCTGAATCATTCTTAGCCTGAACACAAACAATAGGAGCAACGCCTGCTTTAAAGGCTAATTCCGCACCAAGTGTCAAGGAATTTGTTACGATTGAAGAAGCAGTTACATCATAGTTACCGTATTCATTAATAACGTCTTCATAATCATAGAAGATTTTTGGTTCATAATCCTTTTCATCTTTCTTATATTTATAAGAAACATAGTATACTTTATCTTCAGGAATTGCTTTACCATATACACTAGCTTTTGTTACAAGACGTACACAATCGCCTGTAGTAATAGCGGAAGAATCAAAATCTTTCAAGATGAAAGTATAACCAGGAATTACATCAAGGAATTCATCAATCTTACCGATTGGGCCTTCATAAAGAGCAGGTGTAATTTCACCGCCAAGTTCATCTTCCTGATAAATTTTAATTTCTTTTGTAAGTGGGTCAGTTACCTGAATAACGAATTTACCATCAATTACTTTAGAAGAATCTGTGAACATGAAATATTCATATTTAGATTCATCATCTGTTTCTGTAGCATTCAATGGCATTAAAGATTCACGAAGTTTCTGTGAATACTGAACAATTGAATCATCCCAAGCAATCTGTGCTTCAATTTCAGTTTTTGGTGCTTTAGTTGTAATTGTTACACTATCACCGACATGAGTAATTGAATCACCATTTACATCAGGTACAAACAAGTCTGTAATTTTAATTTTAAGACCAGGAATTGCTTCAGTATTAAACTCTTCACTTACGCCCCATTCACCGAGGATTTTCTTAGAAGAATTATCTGTTACACGATAGCAACCGCAATTAACATGAGCTGTATCTGCATGGTCAAATGCATCTTCCAAATAAGTAATTTCCAAAGTATATGAACCATCAACAATTTCATATTCTTTATTGTCGTTTACAATAACAGTGATTTGGTCGCGAAGCTGTAAACTACGTTCATTTGCCAAAGCATGAATTTTATATTCACCATCTGTAATAGTATTCCAAGCAATTTTATTTCCATCTTTCAATGTAAATGCTTCTGTTTCACCTTCGGTATAAACAGCAGAACCTCTTACGATAGCACCATCTTTCAAAGCCTTATCAGTAACTGAAATAATTTCAAATACGTTATTGTACTTCAATTTATCATAGGACTGACTATCGCTCTTTTTAACAGCTTCATTATAAACTTCAAAGTAATTTGCGCCTGTACCAATCAAACCCAAAACTCGTGTCGCACCGACATTATTGACCTGACTAGCAGTTTTTACAAATCGAGCATACGCCCCAGGAACTCTGTATGGCATACTTAATACCTCCATTTCCAAGATAATGGTCATTCATCAGAACTTTCTTCTCCATTACCTTTGTTATTTTTATTTGGTTTAACTCTTATAGGTTCAGACTTTTCGCCACTAGACAATCTCGTACTCATAGACAAATCCAAATTAAATTCATCTGGGTCAAGCAAGTCAACGTCTTCAATCCATGTAGACCATGTATTAAATTTTAATTGCGTGACATAAATCAAATCTGAATTATACTCCAATGTTGATTGCCCAACATACGAAGCATCTTTTACTATAATCCCTTGATTTTGAATTGCTCTCCTTAGAGAAAAACGTAAAGCCTTTGCTACAATATCAGTAAGAACTTCACTATCAAGAGGATTTTTGCAACCTATATCTACCGTTATAGAGAATTCATAAATACCCTGATAACGATAAGCTATAACCGACCCTGTACGTGGGTCTAACACCTCAGAACACATATCCCCCAAACCGCTAGTAATCATGTTTCCTGAACCTGCCGTAATAATGATTGTGGGAAATCTTCTCAATTCTTCAGGTTGAGAATCATATACATCACATTCAGTGAAATGATTATCACTAATCTGTTGAGGTAGTTTCTTCTGATAATTTTTAGGATTGTTTAAATACAATCTCAAAAATTGGATGAAAACATCTTTTGTGTGTTTGAGTGCATTTTCCATCAGCATAAAATCACCCTTTGCT